ACATCGAAGCCGGTGGTGAAATGGGGCCTGATGAGGGTGCTAATCCAGCACAGCAAGCCGCTATTGCAATTGCAAAGAAAGAAAAAGCAGGCAAGCCAGGATATGATAGTGAGGGTAAGAAACTTAAAGAAGCCTATGAACTGGGCACAGATGATTATACTGACCATACTAAAGATATGACACCAGGGCAAACTGATGAGATGACTGTTAAAGATAAGAAGTTGCCCAATCTAAAAATTGCTACAGGTAAATCTGCAAAACAAGCGAAACAAACACTTGCTAGAAACAAATCAAGAGCAGATCGTAAAAGGGGTACATCTCTGGCTGCCGCATATAATGTTGATGATGATTTTGGTGGTAAGCCAGTAAAGAAGTTTAAGGACGTTAGAAAAAAAAAGAATCAGATAGATGAGGGCATTCAATACCATCTAGATACTGGTGTGCCATTCTCTGACAATATCTTTAGACATGATTCACCATCATTCTACCGTTTCTTTCAAGAGGCAAGAGTCAGATACAGAAACGATGAGTTTGAAAATCTAGATGCTGTAGATAAGCAAATACTACAATCTGATATTGGTCTGTTTGGCATCTATGAGAACGCTGAAGTGCCACTTGACTGTCCTTTAATGGAAGAGGAAAAAGAACTGAACGTACCAAAGCGTGGTGGTTCTAAAAAGTATTATGTTTATGTGAAGAATGATAAAGGTAATGTGATTAAGGTGCAGTTTGGTGATACCACTGGCCTAAAAGTAAAGATCGGTGATAGGGATGCGGCAAGAAGTTTTGCGGCTCGTCATCAGTGTGATACCAAGAACGACAAGACAAAGCCTGGATATTGGGCATGTCGTTTGCCTTGGTTTGCTAAATCACTAGGATTAGAAGGCGGAGGAAAGTACTTTTGGTAAAACCATATAAAGACACAATCGTTTCTGAAGATGTCTTTATTAGAGAGTTCGATACAACACTTGATAGTGACGAACTTGTATGGCACAGGGACGAAAAGAACAGACACTTTGCAGTATTAGAAGGACAAGACTGGTGGTTTCAAGAAGATAATAAGATGCCAGTTGAACTACAAAAAGGTAAGATTTACGAAATAGAGAAGGGTGAGTATCACAGACTTCTCAAAGGAACAAAAGCAACTGATTTAAAAATCAAAATATGGGAAGAGTAAAAATGTCATTAGAAAGTACAATAAGAATGGTGACTGAAAGAAAAGTCATCAAAGAAGACGGACACACAGATGTCGCTTCTGCCAAGAGACAATGCAAAACTGCTATGGAAGATGCTCAAGCTATCATAGGTGTTCTAAATGGCATGAACAATGAAGATACACTCCCTACTTGGTGGACAAACAAACTTGCGATTGCGGCAAACAGCATGAACAAGTTGAATGACTATCTTGCTAATCCGACAGAGCAAAAGGAAGAAGTCGAACTAGATGAGGCAATCAACGAAGCAGTCAATTACAATTTTGCCGCTGTAGATAAAAAGGGTAAAGTCATTGGTTTTGCATCTAAGGAAACTGATGCAAAGGATATGGCAAGAAGAAACAAAGGTAGAGTTGTTACTTTAACAAAACCTCTTGCACCCAAAAAGGGTGACATGATGGTTAACAGACCATTCCCAAATGAGATGGATAAGTTTCCAACTAATACGAGTGCAACTCAAGGCAAGCGTATGGAAGAAGTAGAACTTGATGAAAGTAAAATGAAAGACCTTGCAATGAAGATTGCATCTGTTTATACAAAGATGAAAAAAGATAAACAGATGAAGCCATTTGCAGACAAGTTTAGAGCCGATGTAAAGACTTCAATGAATATCAAAAAGTCACTAGAAAAGGTATTACCAGACTATATTGGTGGTGGAAATATTACTAAGTTGATGGCAGAAGAAGTTGAAACAGATGTAGAAAACTTAGATAGGCTTATTGAGGAAGCTCTACAAGAAGCAGAGGCCAAATATCCTCACATGATGTATGACCCTAAGACTGGCAAAGGTGTAGAAGTAAAGACACCAGAAGAGCATGAGAAGTATGCTGAAAAGGGTTACACACATGAAAAACCAAAACAGTCAGAAGCGTTGGACAAAGAAGATGAACCTTTTGTAAAAGACTTAGTTAAGAAATTAAGAAAAGGTTCTGCAACTCATGGTAAACAAGCAGATGATTTAGAAAAAGTAGTAAATGAAGAGAAAGTATCAATGACACCGTTTGGTGTATCAAAGAGCCTCGTTGATGCAGTATCGGCAGTTCTCTCTGGTAAGAAGCCAGTCGCTGAAAGAAAGGATATTCCAGAAGAAATCCTTGATGATGATGTTGCTGACTTTATTGGTGCGGCATCAAAGGCTGCCCAGGCCGGCAAGAAAACATTTAAGTTTGGCGATAAAGAATATCCTGTAACCATCAAGAAGGACACTGCTAAGAAAGTAGCATCTAAGATGGATGAGGAGAAGCCTGCTAAAAAAGAAGAGAAGGAAGATAAGGACAAGGGTAAAAAAGAGCCAGTTCAAATCGACCCTGAGATTAAAGAAGAAACAAAGTAATGAAAATATACTGCGATATGGACATGGTTCTCTGTGATTTTCTTAAAGGTGCTGAGAAGGTTGCAGGAGAGCCGTTTCCAAAAAAAGATGGAAAATATACCAAAGACGAAAAGAAAGCCATGATTGTGGCTACTAAAGGTTTTTGGGATAATCTTGATTGGGCTCCCGGTGGCAAAGATTTGTGGAACTATTTGACCAGTATCGAAGGTGCTGAGGTGATGATCTTGTCTGCATATGCTTCATGGGATCCATCTTGCAAAAGAGGCAAGAGAGTTTGGATCGCTAAGAATCTAAAGCAGAAGCCTGCCAAGATACATCTTGTTCGCAGAGAAGACAAACAGAATTACGCTGATGCAGATAGCATCCTCGTAGATGACCACGGTAAAAATACCAGTGAGTTTAAGAAGGCTGGCGGACAGGCTGTCACGCATATAAATACTAGCAAAACAATATCCGAATTAAAACGGATACTCAAATAAAGACAAGGAGAATTAAAATGTCACTTTGGGGAATGAATGATGGAAAGGCACAGTCAAACACGGCTACTGCTACTATCACTGTAACTGCCGCCAATGCAACCGTTGTCGGCGTAAACACAAAATTAAGCACCGACTTTGCAGTTGGCGATTTTCTAAATGTTGGTAAGAACGATTATGTTTTTACTGCTATCGCTAATGCTACTGTAGCAACAGTCAGGGCTGGAGAAACTGGTGGTACACTTATTGGTGCATCATCAAACGCTGTTTACACAGTCCAAGAGAAGCCACTATCAGTTGCTTATGCTTCAGTTGGACTAGATGCCACCAATGTATATGGTGTTGATGTTGGAGAAATGGAAGGTTCACCCATCTCAGCAACTATCACTATCACATCTGGTGGTGCTAACTACACAACTGCACCGACTGTGGTAATTACAGCACCTGAGCATCCTAATGGAGTTCAAGCAACTGCTACTGCTACCATTTCATCGAATGCGGTGAATGCGATTACAGTAACAAATGACGGCCAAGGATATCGTTCAGTACCAACAGTTTCTTTCACTGGTGGTAATACTACAATTGCTGGTGTTGCTACTGCTACTGCCGCACTACAATCAGACGAAATGCTTGGCATCACACACGCTGGTTGGAATCTAAGAACCGAAGGTTCTGGTGGTCGTGCAGGTCGTGTATCCTATGAAACGCTTGTAGCCGCATCGTCAATTACATCTGACGGTGATGACGATAGCAAACTACCTGAATAAGAATCCTAATTAGGAGTAGACAATGGCAGACAAAAAGGTCAGTGAATTAACAGCTATCAATCACCTTTCAAGAGATGATTTACTGATGGTCGTTAATGATCCAGGCGGATCACCCGCAAGTAGAAAAATTACTCATGCAAACTTTTTTGGAAACGTAGTCTCCGAAACTGTTCATACTGGGAGAACTACACTAAGGGCTAATACGACAATCAATGGTACAACATTGACCGTGTCTGCTAACTCTACTTTTAATGGAACGGTAATCTATAACAATGGCATAACATTCAATCGAGGCGCTACATTCTCTAATACAAATGTGAATGTGTTTGGTAGTCCTGTAATTGTAAATGGCACGACTACAGCAAATGGCAATATCAATGTGACGGGTTCTGTCTTATCTGACGGAACCAACATCATTGGAACAAATGGTAAATTGCATGCCAATAATAGTATAAATTCTGGAACTATTACAGAAGCGATGATGCAAACAAAGCCTATCGCTAATACAACAGCGAGAACTTTAATTGCAGATCGTATGCAGGTTGCTAATACGAATACGCTTATAAACAGTAGAATCCAAATTGCTAATGCAGTCAATAGAATATCGAATGATACGCAAATTATGTCGGCAAATCTTATAGTTGATGGTGTTACTACTGGTAGCACTGCTACATCTGGTGTGCATATTTCTAACGGTGCCATTTCTTTGTTTAGTGCAACTGGTGCGCCAGCTTTGATTGATTTTTACTGTGAAGTAAATAATGCTCATAGAGTAAGGCTAAGATCGCCTGCTCACGCAGAGTTTACGGGAAATGTCACTGTTGTACTGCCCAACAAATCTGCAAATTTGGCTATTACTTCTGGCGAGACATTCAGCGGCACAACAAAGACAGCGAATCTAGATGTTCAAGACAATCTTAGAATCACTACTAAAGTAGCAGACTTTACAACATCAAATGCAGTTACAGAAAATGTAACGGCAGGGTCTATTTACTATAGCAATACATATTTGTACGTTGTAACTGACAGCAACACAATCAAAAGGGTTCAATTGAGTACTTGGTAAATGTTTGAAAATTTGAATGATGATAACTATATGTTATTCGCCGCAAAATATTATGAAAACGCACATTGCACAGATTTATTAGAGTTTCACGATGATTTAAAGAGAATACGCTATATTAAAAGACTATTTAAAAAATATGAACAGTCTGGTGATTTAAAAGACAGATTGATATTCAATCATCTTATCGTTTTATACAATGTGTTTGATCACAGAGCCATGACAAGAATGTTATGCTATAAATTAGATGATCAACTTCAATACTTGAAGCCGTTTCTAATCTTCTTAAATTATTGGAGAACTGATCTGGGTGAACTTAATGGTAAGAAAATTATAGACAGTGATATTCCAGTTGATATTGGAATAGCACAAAAGTTAAGAGAGTTAAATGGCCAGTAAATTTGGAGACCTATTACTAGCATACAATTTCATCAAGAGGCTCGTAACGCCATTTGATGAAACGGAT